CATACGAGATGTAGCTCCGTCTCGTGGGCTCGGAGATGTGTATAAGAGACAGGGACGGAGATGACGCCCTACGCGCTGGGCATGCACGCCGTACTTACTCCGTCCGTCCCTGGGCGTGGCCTGGTGGCGGAGGTGGCCAACCCGCCCGCCGTGAACGGCACGATGGCCCCGCTGATGACCGTGGTAGTGGACTATGACGACGGCATCACCCTGGGAGGGATGGAGCTGGCCACCGCGCGGCAACTGGACAGCCTGGGGCGGGATGTGCGCCAATCTTCCGCGACCGCCGAGGCTGCGGCACGGACGGCTGGCCAGTCCGCCGCCACCGCGTCCACGGATGCCGATAATGCCGCAACATCTGCCACCAGTGCAGCCAACTCTGCCACGGCGGCCCAGCAGGCTCTGGCGGCCATACCTCAAGTAGATGATGCAGGCAACATGACGTTGGACGGCAATATCACCGCCGCGGGAGGCACGTTTGACGGGACCGTCAACGCCAACGGAGGCATCAACATCCCGCTTGCCGTGGGAGCGCCGACCGATACGGGCGCGGTCAACCGCCTGCATGCCGCAGGCTTGGCCGGAGTGACGGACATTTTTTCCCAGCACGCCTACCTCAACACGGGCAGCATTACGGCGACAGGGACGGCGGCAACTACCGCTCTCATTCCCGGCCAGTATGCGCAGGTTAGAGTGCCTGCCGGGACTCACAGCACGATTGTCTTTCCCTTCACAGGGCCTAACGGTCAACATAATTATTCCAACTTTGCGGGATTCTCCATTCCGTGGCGCATACCCGGCGCAGGCAAAATTACCATAGGCATCGGACGAGGCAGCAAAACGACAAGATCTGATTTAACCCAGGGATCGTACAGTATCATACCTGGCAATAATCTGGCCCACAACAGCGGCGAAATTCTGGACATCACATTTGATAATGTACGGGATGCGACCCGCGGGGGCTACGTGGTCAAGGTGCGTGAGATTTACGCTCTTTCCGAGGCGGCAGGGTGGAGGGTGAAAACTACTACAAGTTTTGTGCCCGCGACGCATAACGAGCCTATACCTTCAATCGTTAATAAAATTATCTATCATCAACGATCCCAGTACAAATTCGAGAGCGAATATATTTCGTACGGCAGCCTCTATTTGCTGACGGGCGGAGGGCAGACGGTGCAGCTGCATAAAATTGCGGCGGTGCGCGGCGTTAATGCCTTTGAAACGGGCTTGGGGATTAGTTCGATAGTTACTGATTTGCCGGGGAACGCGAGCGGGGATGTGTACATGCATGTTGGGTCTGCGGTGCGCACCCTCTACCAGCCCGGCAACATCAATCCCGTTTATTACGCGCTGGAAGCATTGGCAAGAAACGATATTGAAGCCGAAGAAACGGCTGATTTTGTGGACATTAACATACCTCTCTAATCATGAATAATGCAGAGATACAGATTCAGTTTCCCCAGCCGGGACAGTGGGATGAATTTACCCTGACGCCCATTTATCAGGACGCGGACGGTTACACCCGGACAGACCGCTACACAGCGGACGAGATACCAGCGGAACAGGCTCCGGCAATGGAGTCCGTAGTTGCCGCTCTGGTGGAACTGGGCGAGGACTGGCAAGCCGTCCATGTATGGGCAAGGCTGGGAAAAAATGCCATAACCCTCGCGGAAGACGGCACCTATACAATGATTGATGGAGTGTGTTTGACCGTTGAGGCCGTCCATGCGGAAACCGGAGGGCGCAGGATTTTTACAGCCTCGGACTACCCGGCTTTTATCATCACGGACCCCGCCGCCGTGGAGTTTTTCAAGCATTTCACTACTAAATAATATGAGCACGAATAAAGAAAAAGTGAGTTGGCTGACTGGTCTCCTGACCGGTTGGGGTATCAAAGAGAGTTGGGCAAAAGTCATCGCCGGAGCTGTGATTGGGGCCCTGGTTGCTGCGGGGATTCTGACGCAACCCGGCTGCGGCCATTCCGTGGACGTGACGCCGGAAAAGACGGTGGTATGCAAAGACGGCTCCTGCCTGGTGCTGGAACCGGGGCATATTTCCTATTCCCAGGCCCAGCCTGTTACGGACGTTCCGCCCGTTGTTCAGATCGTACCTTCCAAGAAATAAGGCCATGTGCAAACCCCTCAAGGAATATCTGGGAGTGATCCGCGATTATACGCGTGAGATCGTCACTTTCGGCGGTTTTGTGATAGCCGTGTTCATCTACCTGGATTTCCGCGAGGTGGTGAAGGAACAGGCTGCCAACGCGGCCCATACGGCGGAGATCCTGCGGACGATGGATACCCGTCTCCAGCATTTGGAGAATTACCACCAGCAACAGCTTAAACAGCGAGATTAATTCCAACTGTAAAGTTTTTCTTACAAGTTCCCTTTAGTTAATAATCAATAGTTTCCGCATGCCTACCCTGTACATACTCATTGTGGACGAACCCGGAAAGGAGCAGTGGATGAAAATTTTTCTTACCGAAAGAGACGCCGCTTTTTTCCTGGCTCAATTCAATGAGTGGCATTTGCATGCCAAGTGTCATTGCTACACCGTGGAAGGCAAGCGGCTTGTGCAACTTATCGACAATCTGAACGAATGAATCCTACAGAAAGAAAGATGGCCGCAGCCATCCTCCGCTTTGAAGACAGCCGCGTTACCGGGCCGGATTCCCTGCGCGTTTCCCGCCTTCCTGCCGCCGACAAGGGCGGCAAGTGGGAGATTTGCGGCATTTGCGACGGTATTGAACCGGCCGTGTTTAACAGATTGAAGGCCCTGCTTGATGCCGGAAGGCGTGAAGAGGCCTGGGAAGGTTGTCTCCAGTATGTCCTGGATAATACCGCCGCCGTGCGCTCCTGGCTGGGTTCCGACGCTTTTCCGGCCACGGAGTTTATGTTGCGGGACCATTTTTTCAATTCCGGGAGCAGGAATACCGGGAAGATCCTACAACGTGCATTGAACATCCACGGCGCCGGGCTTGTGGTGGACGGGATTGTCGGCCCCAGGACCCGGCAGGAACTACAGGACCAGCTGGCCGCCACGGGTGAAGCGGTGTTCCTTATCGCCCTGCAGGAGAAGCGTCAGGCGTTTTACCGCTCATGCAAGCAGTTTTCCGTGTTCGGGAAGGGTTGGCTGAACCGCTGCGACGATGCGTTCAGCGTGGCGCAGAAGCTTGTTTAGTTGTTTTCCATTAGTTGTTATGAGTTCAAATCCATTAAAAGCTGTCGGAGGGGCCCTGGCAAATATCGCCACGTTCGGGGGATATGGAGCCAATAAGGCGGCCAAGAAGCAGGCAAGCGCCGCCAACGCTATGGCCGATGCCATGGCGAATGCCCCGGAGCAGAAGGTTATTACTACGGAAACCAAGGATGTTTCCCAAGCGGAGGATGCGGTGAATTCGTCTGCCCGCCGCCGCTTGAAGCTTAGTAATACGACGAACCGGAGTAATCCTCTTTCTTCCCTGGCTGGCCTGAGGAAGACGCTGGGTTGATTTTTACACAGGAGATTCATGGAAAATGTTAAAGATTTATTGAGGACGGCAGACGCCCTGTTCACGGAGATGAATAAGAATTCCGGGGATTGGGATGAGTTGCGCCGTCGCATCATGCCGAGAATGGAGGGGAAGGCCCGCCAGCAGGAACAGGCTAATGAGATGACGGCTGCGTCCAGTTTTTCTCCGGTGGCGCATAAGTCCCTTTTGAATTTGGCGTCCGCTCATCTTCTTTTTATTACTCCCATGGATCAGAAGTGGTTTTCCCTGCGGCCACAGGAGGAAAGGGATGATTACACCGATGAGGATGATTGGTACAGCAAAGCGACGGAGGCCGTCTACCGTGCACTGGCGGATTCCAATTTCTATGCGGCGGCCCACGAGGTTTACCTGGACCGTTGCCTGACGGGTACAGGCTGCATGTTTGCAGATGTTTCCCGTGACGGGTCACTGGTGTTCAAACACGTCCCTACCGGGACTTATGCGATTGCCGAGGGAGCCCACGGGGAGGTGAATACGCTGGTGCGGACGTTGAAGTTTACTGCCCAGCAGGCCGTGGAGATGTTTAAGCTGGGTAATCTGCCTGTCAAGATTCAGGAGGCGTATAAGAATGCGGAGAGGCGGTACACCGAGATGTTTGAGTTTGTTCACCTTGTACTGCCCAACAGCCGGTCGCAGTTCGGTTCCGACATGGTAAGGCCTGGCCGCCGCAAGTGGTTGGACGTGTATATTGCCAAGGAGGCGGAGAAGATTGTTTTCCACGGCGGCTTTTACGAGTTTCCTTTTCTGGTGACGCGCTTTTTGAAGGGCGGCGTTTCTTCTTACGGCGAGGCTCCGGGCAAGGCTGTGCTGCCGGAGATCAAGGCTACCCTGCTGATGGATCGGGTGATGGATGTGGCCGGCAGCCGGGCGGCCATTCCCAGCGTTATCGTGTCGGCTAAGATGGCAAAGGAGGTTGATTTGCGGGCCGGAGGCAAGACGGTTGTTCCGGATGAGCTTATTGGTTCACAGTTACCGAGAGAATGGGCGAACGTGGGGGATGTGAGGTTTATGCTGGAGCGGCAAGATAAGAAGGAGAAGTTGATCAGGGAGGCGTTTTTCAATGATATTCTCCAGGTGGTTTCAAGCGTGGACCGCGAGATGACGGCTACGGAGGTGAATGCCCGCGAGTCGGAACGCATTATTTGCTTTTTTTCTTCTTTTATTCAGTTTTCGCAGGATTTTCAGACGATGATGAATCGCATTGTCTGCCTGATGTTCCGCAATACGCAGGGGGCCGTGCTTCCGGGCGACGCGCCCGATGAGTTTTTTGTCCGTTCCGCCGATGGGGGGAAGTTTGAGTTGCGGACTCCCCGCACCCGTTATCTGGGCAAGATTGCCCAGGCATTTGACCGTTTGCAGAGGTACGGCCTTGAGGGGGTGTTGAATGGGTTGGCGAAGTATATCCAGGTTTCGGGCGATACCCGCATTGCCAAGCGCATGAAGGCATGGGAGGTGTTGCGGTTTATGTGGGACAGTTCCGGCGCCCCGTCCAAGTGCATTGTGTCCGCGTCCGAGAATAGCAAGATGGTTGAGGAGGAGAAGGCGCAGGAGGATCAGATGCGTCAGGCCGCCCTTGCGGAGCAATTGGCCAGAGCCGGCAAGGATAGCGCCGCGGCGTCCGCACAGTTTAATACGGATTCATGATGAATATGTTTGAAGATAAGCCGACACCGGAACAGGTTGAGTTTCTCAAGAGGCTCAACCGGAGGCGAGCCGCGCTGAAGGAGGCTTTTACTCCGGAGGTGCTGGATATTTTAGAGAAGGAGTTCCAGACGAATTTGCCCTGCTTTCAAGGGAAGGCTGGTTCCTACGACCCCCTTGACGCGATGCGCCGAGACGCCCAGCGGGAAATGCTCCTGTGGGTGAAATACGAGATCGAACAATATAACCCTGATTTATGATATACAATAGATTATTCCACAATAGGTTCCTGAGGGAAGAGGCCATTCCCGGCAGCGAAGGTGAAGGCCCCGGCGGCGGAGCGCCGCCCCCGGCAAGTCCCGTGGACAGTCCGCCTCCCGCGAATCCTCCAGTCCCGTCCAATCCCTACGATTTTTCAGGGGGTGCGGAACAGCCCGATCCGGATCCCGGCAGTCCTCCCCCGCTTTCTCCGCAGGAGGAGACCGAGTATGAGATTGATTTTGGAGAGGGGTTTGTGGAGAATGATGCCCTGCGAGATATGTTGAAGGGTCATGCCAGGGCGGCAGGGCTGCCGGCCGATGCCGCCGGGAAGTTTCTTTCCGAGGTGGCCGCCAGCATCCGCGCGGACGAGGAGGCTGCTTTTAAGGAGGCTGACGAGGCGTTGAAGGACGAATGGGGAGCGGAGTATGAGACGAATGTTTCTGCCGCCAAGGCGTTTGCCCGGAAGCTTTCCGTGGAGTCCGGCGTTTCTATGGAGAAGATGGCTGTGTTTGCGAGTCCGGACGGGTTCCGCGTTCTGCACGCCATTTCCCGGCTGACAGGCGAGGGAGGCTTGAAGGGCGGCGGCCAGATTCCGGCGAAGACGGATCCTGCCGACGAGGCTCAAGCTATTTTGTCCGACCCCAATCACCGTTATTATAAGGCGATCGCCGATCCTTCGCATCCACAGTGGCGGGAGGCTACCGATTATTATAATAAGCTGGTGGGGATTTCCGGTTAGTTTTTTTTGCGTTGACTATTGGTTCGGAGGGGTGTCCTGCTGTGCGGGGCACCCTTTCTTTTTTTTATTTGTTCAAGTTACGGTTGTATTCATCAGGCCTGGGGATGTGGCATGATGCCTCAAATGGATAAGGTGACCGTTTTTAACCAGGCTTTGGCCCAGTTTGGGGACCGGGAGTATGTGAAGGGTTCCCCAGCCGGTCGCACCGTTGATTTGTGGTGGCCTACCGTGTTGCGGGAAGCGCTGTTGTTCGGGGCATGGACCTGGGCAACCAAACGTGTTGAGATGGATCGCTCCGTTATGAGGCATCCGATTCCGGATGATTGCCTGCGCGTGCTGTATGTGGGGGCGGATTTGTTCCGCATTGAGGGGCGTGATTTGGTGGTTGAGCGTTACGGAAAACGCGCCGCCGGGACCGATAAGCTGGTGGTGGATTATCTTTCCGACGAGGTGGCCCGTTCCGAAGTGCTGCCGGATCACAGTCCGTTTTTTATCAAGGGCGTTGTGTTTCTTCTGGCGGGCAGGTGCGCTTTGAAGCTGGCTTCTTCTCCCCAGCTTGCGGCCGCTTTGGAGGCACAGGGGGAGGCGTTTTTAAGCAAGGCCCTTTATTGGGACACCTGCCAGCATTCTTCCAACGACCAGGATCCTTTAACAGAGATTTTAAGCAGTTCCATTTTCTGATGTTATGAGTTCCGATTTCGGGGTTTCCCAGCAGTATAAGTATCAGGGGCAGGCGGCTTTGAGCAACGGGCGCGCCACGCAGGCGGCTTATGAGAAGAAGGCCCGCGCCCTGGAGGCGGAGGCGGTTTCCGATTCCCACCTGGCCGCCCGCAATATGAAGCGGATGCGCCAGAATCAGAATGCCGCCATGGGGTCTGTACGGGCACAGCGCGGCGGATCCGGTTTTACTTCCGAGGGTTCCGGCAGCCAGGCGGAGGTGGCGGTGGCGGATGTGTGGGAGAGCGCCATTGGGGACGCGGCCCTTTCCAACGCTGTTTCCGATGCCAATAAGCGGTTTGCCGCGGAGTCCGCCCGATACCAGGGGGATCTGGCCATGATGGCGGCACGCAGCGAGGCGGACCAGTATAAGATGCTTTCACAGAATGCCCTTGGTTCTGCCATGATCCAGACGGCCCTGACGGTGGCGGGGGGTGTCATGGGGGCGGCAGGAATGTCCGGTGGCGGGTTGCTGGGGGGTGTTACCGAGAGCGGGGATGAGTGGGGAGCTAAGGTGGGAGGAACCCAGGGGGCTTTTTCCGGGATGATGAATGCTTATTCCCTTTCCGGTTCCCTGGGGGGGATGGTGCCGGGGAGCATGCAGTCTTCCAACAGGTTGAGGGATTCCCTGCTGGCTAATTTCATGGGTTTTGGAAAGAGATGAGCGTTTCTCCCATGCAGCAGGCTTTTTTTCTGATGGAAGCCCAGCGCCCAGGCTGGTTCCGGGAGACCGTTTCCCTGGCGGACGCGGGAGGAGGGATCGTGTGGTGCTGCCCTTCGTTGTTTTTTGCGGGGGTGCCGGATCCGGAGTCTCCCAGGACATTGATTGTTCTTTTTGCCCACGGCCGCATGGAGGCCGTCAGGGAGCTGGCTTGTCTGGTGCAGGGGCGTTTTGACCGGGCAAGGTGGCAGCGCTGCATCCGCGGGCGCGAGGACTGGAAGGAGATTTCCATCACCAGGTTTTTAAGTTTTAACCGTTTCAAGATGAAAGAAGATGAGTGATTTACAGCAACCCATGTACGGAGGAGCCCGGATGAATGCGGCTTCCTCCACCCCTGCCCCGGTCCAGATGCCGGATGTTTCTTCCAAGCCCGTTCAGAGGGCGCTGCAGAATGCCCAGGAGTTTGTGTCTGATGTTGCCCACCAGTACCAGCGCATGAAGGATTTCGGCGAGCAGACGCGGCTGGAAGGCCGGATGAATGATTTGGCCAGCGAGTTTGAGCAGGAGATGACCCGGAGATTGGGGTTTGCCCGCGGTCATGAGCTGTCTTTTTACGATCGTGACGGGAGGCTGAAAGAGAGCGCCCTGAATACGTTTGTACGGAATTACGAAGGGAAGTTCCGCGGATTGAAGGGGAGTTTTGTTTCCCAGGAGGAGGCCGCCAGGTTCGGAGCCAGACAGCAGGATGTGATGCGCCGACTCCAGGGGCGGGCTTCCGAGCTGGTTCTTAAGGGACAGATTCAGGAGTCCAGACAGGCTTTTGAAGAGGGGTTGAAGGGGGATTTGCTGCGGAGGGATTACCAGGGAGCCACCCGTAGGCGCATTCAGGCTTACGAGGCCGGCATTATTTCTGAGAATGGAATGAACAACGGTATTCTGGAAGATACACGGAACGGCCTTTTGGACGAATACGAGCAGGATATGCTGATTAACCCCAGTGTTGCTTTTACGAAGCTTGGGGACGGCTATTTTGATGCTCTGGGCGCAGGAGATGTTTTAAAGCTGAAGGAGAAGACCAGAAGGTTTTTACGTTCCGCGAATCGCTCCGAAGGTGAAGATGGAGCGCCCGGTTACAGAAAGGGTTCTCTTTGGCCGAAAGCTTCCCTCCGTTACGGAGCCACGGAGCAGGAGTACGACTGGGTGGAGCATTATAACCGGACCGGCAGTTACAGGAAATACGCCCCTTCCATTAAGTTTGCCTTCCGGGAGGATTTACGGAATCTGCCCCCCGCCAATTCCGGCGAAGAAAGAACAAGGTACGTCAATGACATGTTGAAGAAGTGGGGGCAGTATGGACAGGTTCTTGGAGATGAAAGGAAGTTGCGCCTGTTTGTGGAAGACCGGATTGACGCCATGGGGAGCCCCAATACGAACCGGAATAATATAGAGGCCGTTTTGAAGGCCATGCCGGATCATGTATATATCCCTTATTTTTCTTACCAGGTAGCTAATGCTTACAAGAGTGGTGACCAGGAGCAGATTAAGAAGGAAGAGAATACGCGGGATGAGGTGGAGGCAGATATTTTGTATAAGACGGAACTTTCCATGACAGAGTGGAGACAGGCTCATCCTAATGCCACACTTGCCCAAGATCTTGCGCAGATCCATAAATTCACCGCTTTTCATGCCGGGAACAGGTTTGCCTATCGGCCTATTACCGAAGAAGACAAAAAAAGATCTGACGAGAGCCGCATGAAGAAGGCGCTGGAGTCCATGCCTTTGTATTCTTTTGAGCAACAGGAAGAGTTGAACGTGTCTCCAGAAGAGAGGGAGGCCCAGCAGAAGAAGGCGGCACAATATATTAAGGGCCAAAGACCTTATTTGCCTTCCCCTCTTGAGAACCACCCTGTTTCTTTTGTCCGGCATGGTACGTCCGGAGCGTATGTTTCCAAGCAGGCTTATGAGGCTATCAAGGCTAAGTTTGGGAATAGGCCTTTTGCCCGCATTTCTCTGGGACGCAACGGAGCTTTTCTAAAGGTTCCCGTGGTCGGGGTTTATGAGGGGACCCCGCGGGGCGTTGAGGTTTCAGGACCGCTTTATGAACGCATGGCGTTAAGGTTTCCCGGTGAACAGGCCAGCGGGAATGTCAGCATTTACGACGGGAAGGATGAACCGGAAGCGCCGAAAGATGGATACGGACCAGGCCTGCTGCCTCCTTTGCCGGGTGGGGACGATACTTACACGCAGGTGAACGATATTGGCGATTCCGCTCTTTTACCTCTTAATCAATAGTTTTAGCACAATAATATATGTTTGCACAGGATGTTTTTGAAAGGTTGGGGCTGTCCCAAGATACGGATTTATTGAACGATCTCCAGAAAGAGGCGTTGTTAGAGCCAACGGAAGCGGCGCAGAGTCCCTATATGGATGACCCGGCATATGCCGGTTTTGAGACTTTGCGCGGTTTGTTTGGTTCCAACCATGGAGATAATCCCTCCATGTATTGGCTGGCACAGGGAGAAGAGATGCCTGAATTTGCCACCGTGGCGGACGCACAGGCTGCCGTCTGGAAGGATTTCCAGAAAAAGGCCCGTGCTTATCAGGCAGAGCAGGAGCGACAGCAACAGGCACGGGAGGCATTGGCTGCTACGATTGATCCCTTCATTGACCGGTACGTGCGCGGGGACGCTGTGGTTCCCTCCCCTGAACAAGTAATGATGATGCAGGAGGCAGGCATTTCCTGGGAGAGTGTCAGACGAGCCCGAAGAGGGATGGAACTTGTCCGGGAATATGACGCGCAGGGCACCCTGTACGACGACAGGATCATCAATAATCTGGCGGAACAGGTGGGAGATGATGAGTTGGCACGGCGCATTGTGCTGAATATGTTTTATAATGACGCCAGGAAGTACGCCAAGGATAAGCACGGTGACGAGTGGACCGGGATTGACTGGATAGATAAGGCAGCCCAGGGGGTAACGGGGATGGTACGCACCGGGGGCGTGAAGGGATGGCGGACAGGTCAGAAGGCCTGGCGGAATTTACAGGTAATGGGAGAGGTGGATGCCGTTACGAATGCAGCTAAGCGTCTGCCGGAGTTGATTGCTTCCGGAATGGATGTGGATGAAGCACGCGCTCAGATTGAGAAGGATGCCACTTTTCTTGAGATACGACGCCGCTGGGCTGCCGATCTGGTTCAAACCATGGAAGCCGGGGAGAAGGAATATTTGGAAGGTGAGGACCGCCATTTGGTTGGCCGCATTGGTTCGCAGCTTGGTTCCATTATCGGAGATACGGCTCCCTGGTTCATTCCTGCCATTGGTCCTGCTATCGGAGCTTCCTCCGCCATGCAATCCCGCAGAGATGAGGGGGTGAGCATTGGGTTAACTATGGAGGAAACGGAGAAGAGGGCCATGATGTTCGGCCAGGCAGATGCTCTGGAAGAGATGATTGCTTTTTCCCCCATCGGGCGGTTGACGCCCGGATATAAGTGGTTGAAGAAGGCGCTTGGCGGTGGGAAGGCCGCCGGGAAGCTGGCCCCGTGGCGGGCTCGATGGATGGCGAGTCCGAAGGCCCAGTACGCTATTCAAGGGCTTTCCGGCGCTGCGGAAGAGGCCATTCTTGAGCCTACAGCCGGGTATTTGATGCGTACTGTACAGAGCATGAATCTGACGGACGAACGCGGAAAACAGACTTTCCGTCAGTATTTGGACGATATGGGGCAGATGATGCACGGAGAACAGGGGCTTGCCCTGCTGGCATTTACGTTTGGGATGTCCGGCTTTAATTATCCTCAAATCAAAAAGGCAGCCCAGGAGTTCGGTCTTTCTCTGCAACATTACAAGGAACTGGGAGGCACGGCCCAGGGGTATCTGGAGGCCAGGGAGGAAAAGACCGCCGAAGGTTTTTTGAATAAGGCCCTTGCCAATTTGCATGATTCCTGGATGGAGGATCCGCAGGCTTCCCAGGAGCGGGCGAGCGCGGCTGCCGGAGAACGCCTTTCCGGGGAACGCATTGAGTCTTTGAGGGAGCTGGACGCGTGGCGGGCTGCCGAGGATGCCGGCATGGTGCCGCGGGTGGAGCCGGCGGAACAGGAGGGGATGTTCCGGGTGTATGCTCCAGCGCGCAGCACGAAAGCGCCGCGGGAGGATGCTTCCGTCTCCAGAGAGGGGCAGGAAGAGAACGCCCCTTCTTACACGCTGATGGACGGCGAGCAGATGACGGCTTATTTACAGGCGTTTGTGAGCGAGCAGGTGGAGAGTGACATCCTCTACACGCAGCATTTGCTGGCCGGGGACGTGACGGTGAGCCAGGCCCTGGCCCAGGGGCGTTTTGACGCGGCGGAGGTGATTACGCGCACAGTGACGGATGAACAGACAGGGGCCGAACGGGTGGTGATTGCCCCGGAGACGCTGGGGCAGATGAAGGCCCGCGCGGATATGGCGATGGCCGCTATCCGCGCCCTGGAGGCGGAGGGTGTGAGTTATGAGGATGCCGCCGCCCGCATGGATGCCTCGTTGAGCGAGCATATTCCGCTGGGAACTCTTGTGAAGACATGGGAGGAAGCCCAGGAACGCATCAGGACGGAACAGGCCCGCACCCCAGAGTTCAAGGTTCCGGCCATGGATGCCCCGTTTTCCAACGCTTATGTGACGAAGGTCCGCCGGGGAGATACGTTCCGCCGGGTGTTGAGGTATGCCCGCGGGAATGCGACGGTGGAGGATTTGATGGAGGAAACGATGGAACAGGCTGTCATCTCCTGGCAGGCGGAGCAGGGTTTGACCTGGGGCGAGTTCGGCGCGATGCTCCAGGAGGCGCAGAAGTCCATCAATGATTTGTTCCCGGAGGCGCGGGGGGAGGAGATGCAGTTTATTCACCTGGACGCCGGGAAGCCGGTGACGGGTCATGACGCGATTGAGGCTTTTTCCAAGATCGGGCGTTCCCGCTGGCTGGCGGACGCGATGAATCATCCTTCCCTGCCCTCCTGGCTGCGGAAGCTGCTGAATCATCTGGTGAAGTTCCTGGGGGCTTTCAAGGCGCGCGTGGAGCTGGGCGAGATGGTGCGCCAGGCGGAGGAACAGGGCGTGTTTACCCTGCCGGTTAGGCAGGCTCTGGCGGTGATGCTGGATGCGGGGAATGCCCTGTACCGGGACCAGCAGGGGGATTTGATTGCCCTGACTATGGAACGGGCCAAGGCGCAGGCGGACCTGGATGCCGCCCTGGGCCGCGGTGTCGCCACGGAACAGGAGACGCTGGAAGAGCAGCTTGCCGAACGCAATGCCGCTGATGAACCGGGGCCCGTGGACCGGGCGGAAGAAGAGGCCGACGACGCGAACGCCCAGCAGGCGCGGCGCGAACGCACGGAGGCGGAGGTAGAGATGCTGGGGGAACGGGATGATGACGGCGTGTTTAACGGAGGGGTGAGCATTCGTATTGAGGACGGGGTGCGCCAGGGTTTTATTGACAAGGACCGGCTGACGCTTTGCCCGGATGTTCCCCAGTTCAAGCAAGGGGCCGATGAAAAGACGGGGGTGGTGAACCGGATTGTGGGGGCCTGGCAGCGCAACGCCGCGCCGATTTCCGTGTGGCGCCGGACTGATGGTTCCCTGCAGGTGATTTCCGGCAGGCACCGCCTAGACGCCTGCACGGATGCGGATATTAATTGCACGGTGTATGATGAGGCAGACGGGTTTGATTTGGATTGGGCGCAGACGCATGACGTGGAGAACAATATCCGGGACGGCCAGGCGAGCGCGTTTGAGATTGCCCGCTACGTTCGGGATTCCTCCCTGTCCATGGCGGAGGCCGTGGAGCGCGGGATTGCCAGGAAGGGAGCCTCCCTGAAAGGGGTGGAGCTGGGGCTTTATGCCAGCCAGGAGCTTTTGGATGCGCTGGGCAACGGGCTGGTTTCCCCGGATGACGCCTACCGCGTGGCCCTGGCGTTCCGCAATGATGCCGAGGTGCAGCGTTCCGGGCTGGCCGTGCTGCTGGACGGCGGGAGCTGGCAGGAGGCTTATAATACCATGGCGGCCAAGGCGAACCTGGAAGCGATTGCCCGCCAGAATGCGGCCAACGGCATGGATATGGGCATGGACCTGTTTGGGAATACGGATAATGAAGAGCTTTACAAGCGCATCGGGAAGTACGCGGCGGAGAAGTACCGCGAGCTCGGCAAGGAGCTGACGGCGATTAACGGCGCTTCCCGGAATCCGAAGGTGGCCCGGAAGTATGGCGTGAATGTGAATGACGCGGCGGCGGTGCAGCAGGTGGTGAAGCGGTTGCAGGAGGAACGTTCCCGCTGGAAGAATTTTGCCGTGCATCCCGATTTGCTCAAGGAGGCCAATGACGCCGTGATGGTGGAGCTGGGGTTGAAGACGCAGGCACAGGTGGATCAGGAGAATGGCGTGCTTCCTTTAGAGGCTCCAGAACAGGAGGCGGATTCCGACGATGCGGGGATGTTGCTGCTTTCCCAGGATGTGAACCGGATGCTGGAGGATTTTATAAAACGGGAGGAGGTTCATTTTTCCCTGGCCGGGGAGAATGAAGCATTGCTGGCTCCCAATGGAGAGCCATCCCATCTGACGCCGCAACAATACCGACAAGTAAGGACGCCAGAGTTTAAGCGGTGGTTTGGGGATTGGGAGAAGGTAGCCCGGTTCAAGGCAGCCGTGGAGAAGATTATGTCTATGGAGCCGGTGGCGGCCATTTCCGGCCAAGAGTTCCAGAAGGACGGCATCCCCCTGACCGAAAAGGTGACGAAGTTCTGGAAGGAGCGTTTTAACGGAGTAGCCATTTCTCCCGAACTTGGAGAGGTAAGGCTTGATCTTGAAGGCGTGAAGTCTTCCATTGGACACGGCATCGGTTCATTGAAGTCCGCGGCTTTTGCCTGCGTAGAAGACGTGATCCGGAACGGCGTTGTGTTTGACCGTCAGAAGAATTGGAAAGAACGCGGTTACGATACAGCGGTGATTGCCGCTCCCGTCACGATTAAGGGCGTGGAGTATGTTTGCGAGGTTGTTGTTGAGCAACGTACCAACAGACAGGGATTTTACCTGCATGAGGTGGAGATAAAGAAGAAGCTCGAAGACGTGTTCAAGACCTCCACTGAAGGAGGCACGCCCCAAGCTTCCAGAAGTATATTAGCCCTGCGAGCCGAAGATGTCAAGAGGGAGGAAGAGGGCATGTCCAAGGTGGTGGACGAGAACGGAGAGCCACTGGTGGTGTATCATGGTTCCCCGCATGTTTTTACCGTGTTTGACGTGGAGCGTTCCGGAGAGAATTTTAACCGGAGCCGGGAGGATGGAGGGTTGTTGTTTTTTTCTTCCCTGCCGGAGACGGCGGAAGATGTGCTTCATGATTTAGAGGGCCGTTTTCCGGGGACCGGGTTGGAGAGTGCGCGGCTGTACGCGTGTTTTATGAGGTTGAGGCGTCCGTTTACGCTGGATCTTGGCGATGCTTCACAGCGCCCGTTTTCCGGTGAGGGTGTGCCGGAGAGCGTGAAGGGTTCCCCGATGGCGTGGTATTTGTTTCCTCACGAGTTGAGGAGAGGGTTTGATGAGGGGAATGCTCATGGCGCAGGTTATGACGGTATTGTTTTGAAGGGCAGGAATGCTTATGACGGGAGTCCGGAGGTGTGGGGGATGGCTACGGATTCCCGGCAGGTGAAGAGCGCTGCCGATAACCGCGGGACGTTTGATTCAGAGAATCCGGATATTACGTTTTCTATTATTGGGGAGAAGGCAGAGTCCTTCCAGGAGTACCACAATAACGGCCTGTCCTACACGGATCCGGCGGACGGGAAGCGGAAGGCGATTATTGATTCCCGCGGGGTGCGGTTGAGGAAGGAGCACGTCAGCGTGAGCGAGGGGGGGCATGTGAATGTTTCCCTGGCCGCGGCCCTGGATTTCCCGGAGTTGTTCCGGGCTTACCCGGAGCTGCAGAAGCTGAGGGTGGATTTTTACCGGGACAGCAGGAGCGGCACGGGAGGGTTTACCGATCCGCAGGAGCATTATATTGCCGTGAATGTGGCACGGGGCGGGAAGAACGCGGATGCCGGCATGGTGCTGGATACGATTCTGCACGAGGTACAGCATGTGATTCAGGGGTATGAGGGGTTTGCCCAGGGGGCCGGTCGCATGAGCCGGGATCAGGCGCTTGCTTATCTGGGCGAGAGCATGATCCAGCTGGCGGGCCGGGACGACGCCTGGGCGAAGGAGGCCCTGCCGCGCCTGGAACGGATGAGGCAGGAACTGGAGGCCGGGACGTTGCAGCCAGCGTTTGTGTATGTTTTTTCCCACGGGGAGCAGGAGGCGCGGCTTGCCGGGAGGTTTGAGAAGAATAGCGAGGGCGTGGTGATGAGCGGCCTGAACGGGTTCCGCCTGCTGGACGCTCCGCAGTTTTCGATTCCGCTGACGGGGAATATTACGGAGCTTGGCGGCATTACGTTCGGGGCCGGGAGGTTTGGCCGGATGGCCGACAGGGTTTTGGCTCCGAACGGGGATTGGCTTTACGATGAGATGGTGTTCAGGATGCGGGCCGCCGCGCAGCGGTCCGTGAATAAGCTGAACCTGTATGAGACCGGAGACCGGGAGCGCGGCCTTGAGCTGCTGGCGGAGGCGCAGGAACTGATTGCCACGGTGGAGCGGTTTCTTCCCCATACGTACGGGTTCGGGTTGGAACCTTACAAAATCTGGCTGAATGTGTTTTCCCTGCTTTACGGGAATAGCGGGAAGATGGCGCCGGATGAGGCGCTTTCCAGCGCGTTGAGCGCGATTCCCATGGAGAAGTGGCCGGAGATTATGGCGGGAAGTGTGATGAAGCATTTCTGGGGGTATGTAAAACAGCATGAGACGCTGGGTCCCGTGTGGGAGGGTAAGATGAAGGAGTTTGAGGAAGAGGCGAAATTTACCGAAGCCGGGGAGAAGGCCGCGGAATTGGATAAGCGCCGGTGGGAGTTTTTTATAGCGAATGGCGCGGAGTTCCTGGAGAAGTACGGGCAGGTGAAGGTGTACCGCCTGATTAGCAAGTTCATGGCCCGCGTGGTGGAACAGATTGACCGTTACCGGAAGGACCGGACGCTGGGGCGCATCCGCCGCGTGGCTGCGTCCGTGGCTCCGCGGACGAATCCGAAGGGAAAGCCGCTGCGCGGGAAGATGGACGCGGAGAGTTACCGGAGGCTGGAGAGGTGCTTGCGCCTGCTGGAGATGACCGAGAGCCAGTACGATGAGTTTTTCCAGAAGAATTTTCCGGAGGATGCCGAAGAGGGGAAGAGGTGGGAGGATCTGGCCCCGGATGCGCTGGTGCTGGTGACGCTGCCCGACGCGGAAGGGAGGCTGGAAGAGGTGGCCGTAACGCAGCGGGAGTTTGAGGTTTACGCCTGTTATGAACGGATGGACGTGAATACCGCGGAGAAGTGCGGCGCGACCCTTGGAGAATTGATTGCCACGACCCGCCATGCCTGGGAGAACGCAGCGGAGAAGAAGAAGATGGAGGTTGCCGCCATGGCCGCCCCACTGCTGCAGGCCACCGGGAATTTGGATGATAACAGGATGGCAACGTTCCGCCGGAAAGCGAGGCTGCGGGCTTTGCCGAAGAAGCCCCTTTCCCTGTTTGATTATCTGATGAATTTTAATCAGTATATGCAGGCGCTTTCTTCCGTGGGGCCGTTTGCCGGGATTGCCCGCCAGTTTGAGGAACGGGCGGCGCGGTTTAATGTGCAGCGGCAGGCGAGCGAGAAGGAGATGCTGCGTTTTGTGCACAATACCGTAGCGGAGATTGCGGGGTCCGCGGACCGGTATGATATTGCCGAGTGGATTTATGAGGGGCGCATGAAGCAGGATACGGGGATTTCCGTTGTGGAGCGGGAACCGGATTGGAACAGGAAGGCCAACGCCCTGTACCGGGAACGCCTTCTTCATTTGCTGCGCCGGAAGGTGAAGTCTCACGGGCTGGAAGCGGTGCAGCTTTATTTGAGGGAGTTTAAGCTTTCCGAGGATTTGAAGAAGGAGGTGAACGCCCTGTTCGGGCACCGCCGCAAGGAGATTTCCGCCAAGCAGGCGAAGAAGGCATTGGAGCACATGGAGCGCGTGTTTACGCAGAAGGAGTGGGAGCGGTACGGGGACCAGAAGGTTTTTGTGAGGGAGCGGGCGGAGATGCTGCGTTCCAGGACGAAGTATGCCAAGGAGGGGTATCAGCCGAAGAGTTTCCGGCTGGATGGCCTGTCCCGGATGGAGGCGGCGTATCTGGTGCTGTTGTCCGAGCAAGCGGATTATACCGAGGCCCTGGCGGAACGCGGGTTTGACGCGGAGGTGATGGACCGGCTGCGCGGGTTTGCCGGGGATGAGGTGATGCGGTTTGCGTATGCTTTACGGGAGAAGCTGAATGAGCGAAGCGGACAGGTGCAGGAGATGACCGAGAGGCGCTACGGCACGCCGTTTCCGCTGACGGAGAATTATTTCCGGGCGTTTTTCGATGTGACGATGGAGGCGATTGATAAGTCGATTGCCGATGCGGCGTCTTACGGGGAAGCGGCCACGGGCGGGAAGTTCGGGTTGATTCACGCCCGCCGGAAGCATCAGGCTCACCTGGATTTGGAGATGGATGTTTGCACGGCGTTTATGGCGGCCATGACCGAGCAGGATCTTTACCTGTACGGCTCCGAGATCAGCCGTGATTTGCGGGCTTTGCTGAATTTCAAGGGCGAGGACGGCGAGGCGGGCCGGAGCCTGGAGGTGCTGCTGGGGCGGGATGCCGTGGGCAAGCTGATGGCCTGGGCGGATGCGTTTGACCGCGCCGGGGCGGAGAGTATTCGCGGGCACCTGGATATGAACCGCCTGATGAACCGGCTTTCCGGCGCGGCGGCGCGGGTGCTGCTGGCCGGGCGCGTGGGGACGCTGACCAAGCAGGTGACGACGGTGATTAACGCGATGTATGCTTCCGACGAGATTGGCCTTGACGAGTGGCTGGGGGCCGTCCGCCGGTATCACGCCGGGAAGCTGGTGAAGCCTGTACGCGAGATAGAGGCCCTGCCGGAGCTGGACAGCCGCGACAAGACGCGGTTCAGCGCCACGCTGGCTGCCATGGGGGCCGATGAGGCCGGGCGCCGGGTGTCCCGCCTGGAACGCTGGAACCGGGAGGGGATGGATTTGCTGGAACGGGTGGATATGAAGGGGAATGCGATTTCCGCGGCTATTTTGTACGATGCGGTTTACCGGAAGATGAAGCGTGAGACGCCGGACGCTGCGGAGGCCGAGCTTGACGCGGCCGCCATGGCGGAGGTGCGGCGCTCCCTGTCCCGCAAGGGTCAACCGATGACGCAGTTGCAGAAGTCCCTGGCCGCGCAGCACCGGACCTGGATGCAGGCGGGGATGTTGTTCCTGGGCGGCGAGTCGATCAATACGATGGGCAATGTGTTTTCCCTGGCCCGCAGCGGGCAATGGGGGAAGGCCGGGTTGATGTGGGTTTCTCACGGGGTGGTGCTGGCCCTTCTGAATGGGCTGCTTAATTTCATGACCGATGACGAGAAGCGCCGCCGGAAGCGGGAGTGGTGGCACGCCCTGTTTGATGTGGTGATGGGGCCCGTGATGGGGCTCCCTGTCGTGAGCGGGCTGGCTGGCGAGGGGGTGAGGCAGCTTGCGAAGCTGTGCGGGTATCATGCTTTTATGCCGGGGAATAATTTGCTGGTGCCTTTTTCCAATGCGGCGGATATCGGGAAGGCGTTTTCCAACGCCTGGAAGGTGTTTGACGGCAAGGAACGGCCTTGGGAGGATGACGCCCTTTCTTTCCACGAGCTTTTACGTACTGCGGCGGCGGGGACGGTGGCGTTTTCTCCGCGGACGACCAAGGGGGGCGCCGCTGCGGTAGGGGCTGCCCTGACGATGGCAGCGTTGCTGAATGTGACAGAGTTTGCCCTTAAAACAGTCCGCAGCGTTCAGGAGAACGGAGCGGATTGGGATAAGTGGGTTGGGAACCGGAAGTAGTTAAAGTATCTTATCCAGTATATACAAGTGCGACTATTTAAGGATAGTGTCTGCTTTAACAACTTTTTCTTTTGCTTGCTTCTCCAAATTTGGAACTGCTCTAAACATAGAAGCAAGCTCTTTTGCATCTTCAATTGACATTCTAATTGAAAATTTGCCTGTCCCTGGATCATTAAAAAACAACTGAACATGGGAACTTGTTTTTCCAAGCACATCTATCATAGATTTAGATTCATTCAACATGGATATAAAATAAATATCAAACGAATACTTTCTTGGATTTTTTTCTAATGGAGCATAGTAACTGTCTCTTATACACATCTGACGCTGCCGACGATAAGGC